GGAGTCAAGGCCCATAATGAGGATGGAAATAGCAATGCCAGGGCCAGGGCAATTATCAAGAATTTTTGTTTCATTTTTCTATCCTCATGAGGAGGTGGCGGGGAGGCCGGAGGGAGAACCTCCCCGCCCGTGGGGTTAATGTTCGCCGGGGTACAGAGCGCCCTTGGTAGCATCGGTGATCCAGTTGCGGGCGGCTTTCCGGATATTTATATCCAGCGAGGCCGTCCCGGTTGCCGCAGCCGAAATCAGGTCGTTGTCAACAACGAGAGCGTTGTCGGGAACGTCTTTGATGGTACACCCCGCCACGGATATAAGGTTCCCTTTGATAATTGGAACACTATTGACGCTGGTATAGGTCGCCCCGGTATCGATCACGATCCCGTCGTTAGCCGCTCCCCGGATGGTGTTCCCGATAATCTTGAGGCCGGAGGCATTGCCCGCTCCGATTGCGATAACGTCAGCAGAGAAGGCGCCGTCAAAATCGCAGCCGATAACGTCAAGCAGTTCGGTTGCGGTTGTGCTGATCGCGCTCGTCGCTGTAATAGCGCTCTCCGATCCGACGAACTGGCACCCGATAAACTTCACGCCGTTGTTGTTTGCAATCAGGGTCCAAAGGGGGGCAGCAGCTGCCGGACGGAACCGCACATTAAAAAACCTTGCCCCGTACTTTTCAGTTAGAGGCGCGTGATTCCCCTTGATGCTTGCCATCGGATAAGCATCACAGGAGCCCACGCCGATGATGTCGGTTTTCTGCGGAAGGGCCACAAGGTCCACCGTCTCACTGTCCGCCTTATAAAAGATTCGACAACGAGCCGCATAATTGCTCGTTCCGGTGCGGGCATTGATGGCAGTAATCGCCGTTGTGAGAGTTTTCCAGGGGGTTGCCCAAGAGAGACCGTCTCCGGTTGCATCCACTCCAGCGTTGTTGTCAACATAGTAATCCCCACCGCCGGAAGGGTTGGGGAATATGATCGCCCCGCCGCTTTCAACGGTGATTTTGCCACCACTGGCGACGACAAGCTCGTCGCCGCCCTGTTTTCGATATACTGCTGGTTGATACGAGGGATCTGCTGCCATTTTCTTTTCCTCCTTCTCCGTTGGTTACAGAGGCCGGGACCGGAGAAAGCCCCGGCCTCCTACCCTACTTAAAGGGACGGTTTACAGGGGAGGCGCATCCAGAGGATGGCCCTTGATCATGGTCACGGAAATCTGCGTCCCGGTCGCGTTGGAGTCGTTCTCGGCCAGGGTGAACTTGAGCCACTTTTTCCCGCCGATGTAGCCGATCTTCGTGATGGCCGCCGCTTGCGCGGCAGTCGCCAGGGTAAAGATGATCCCCGAAGACGGGGTAGCGCCAAGGATGTCCGCTGCGGCGACATTGGCGTATGCCCCGGCAACGTCAAAGGTCGTGTCGTCCGCGTGTTCGAGCTTCAGCGTGATGGTGCCGGTGTCGCCTACGGGCTTAGCGGCGTTGTCAATGATGATCACTGCGGAATTGAAACCCGCGATGGATTTCTCGACTGCTGCCGGAGACGCGGCGTCAAGCAACAGCATCGGCGGGATGACCTGGATCGGTTTGATATGGCTGTAAAGGTCTTTCATTTCTCAATCCTCCTATGGGTTGTGGGCGGCCGGGGTAATGCCCGGCCCCTGTAAATGTGG